CCACATTGGGAAACTAATCGTCAATTTAAAAAAAGTGAAAAGAAAAATCAAGAATTAATATCTGCAGCACAAAAAAGAAGAGAAGATAGACGAAGAAATAGAAATCCACTTTTTGGACCGAGTGGGAAAATGACTAAAACACAAAGAGAACAAATAGACCTCTACGACATCATCCTCTCACACCTTCTTGATGAAGGTTATGCCGAAACTCCAGAAGCAGCAGAAGCAATTATGGTGAATATGAGTGAAGAGTGGAGGCAAAGTATTCTTGGTTAATTTATTTTTTTGATTTATTATGACTCCAAAAATACTTTCTCAGGATTCAAATTATGATGAATGGTGCGAACAAGAAATTTTGAACGCATACACAGAGGCAGCCAAACAAGATGATTTCTTATTTGGTGATTATGATTATGAAACCAAATGGTTAGGTAAAAAACAAGACTATGTTGCATAGATAGAGGAGGTTCTACCTCCTTTTTTTATGTCCAAAAATCAACTTACTAAAGACGAATTAAAAGTTCGTGTCTTAGGATTAAAAAATAAACTCCATATTGACCATATTAGGCACGATATGGATATGAAAGGACTTGCTCATAAATACCTTAACGAAGTCCTTGATATCATTGATGAGTATAGATATTGACTATGAAAACCCTTGGCACTATAATGGAAGTCATTTTACTAGTGATGATATTGGCGACCATTATGGATTTGTTTATTTAATAGAAAATAAACTGAATGGTAGAAAATATATCGGAAGAAAGTACCTTTGGCAGTTTAGAACTCCCAGAGGTAAAAAAAGAAAAGTAAAATCAGAATCTGATTGGAAAAACTATTATGGGTCTTGTCCGGAACTTAAAGAAGATGTTGAACGACTGGGTAGACAAAATTTTAGTCGAACTATCCTATCATTACATAAAACAAAGGGCAAAACAAACTACGACTATTATGGAAACACAGATTGAAAGTGAACCTGTAGCGCAAATTTGTGAATGGGCAATTAATAAAATTGAACTTCTTCATGAAGCGGACCGACACAAAAATGCTCAAGCACTTCTTGCAGAGTTTGATGAGTGGATTAATATTCCAGAAGGAGTGGAAGAACTTGATTATCTTTGTTTAGAAAATGAAGACTGGACTGATGATCAAGAAATTGATGTTCGGTAATCCAACATCTTGACAAATCCTAAATATTAACTTATAATGTACAAATCCCTGTTATGAGCAGGGTTTTTTATTATGAGACTTTGAAACGCGATTTAGAGCCGTGGGGTCTGCCCTCTGAGAAGAGGGAAGTGCGCTTTCCTTATACGGATGTAGAGTTCAATTAATTTTAAATGCAAAACTTCTTTACTGTAGCCCTGCCTCTCCTGGCAACGGTTACAACCAATGCGGCAACACTGCCTAGCGTGTTTCCTCCTCCACCTGTGAGTGGTCCTCCACCGTTTTCTATCATTAAAGAGGAGCCTACATTAAAGACAGCGACCAAAGAGGTTGCTCCCGAAAAGCCAAAAGAGAAAAGGCTAATTTGTAAAGGGTGTAATGAACATGAGAATGCTGCCCTGGCATATTTCCAGGAACGTGGTATTAAAGACAGAAACGCCCTTGCTACTATCATGGGCAATATTAGACAGGAATCCACATTCGTGCCTAATATTTGTGAAGGTGGTAGCAGAACCAGTTGGAATAACTGCGGTCGTGGTTATGGACTGATTCAATGGACATCTGCCGATCGTTATTATGGATTGGGTGATTTTGCTAAGAAGATTGGTGGTTCTCCATCAAATCTTCACACGCAACTTCGTTATCTCACAACTGAGGTTCAATGGAAACAGATCGAAAATAGGATGAAAGTTCCTGGTAAATCTATCGATCGTTACATGAACTATGCGTATAGTTGGATTGGTTGGGGGCATCATGGTGCCCGCACTTCGTATGCCTATGACTATGCCAACCGACTGATCCTGGCGGAAGTTTGACACAATAGAATAATAAATAGTGGGGAGTGTTACTACTCCCCCTTTTTATGTCTATAGAAAATCTTCCAGACGACGAAAAGGATATTATAAATCTTGCTTCAAGAGCAGGATATTTAAAGGTTGATACTGATATTGGAGAAATTAAACTTAACTCTTATAATCAAGTAGAACTTCAACCAAAAGGAACTCCGTTTGGTGCAAAGATAAAGGTAGAAGAGAATGGGGACATAACTCCAACACTAACTTTTGATACTAAAAAACTAAGAGAACCAAAAAAGAATATAGATACAAAACAACTGTTGGACGATGCTCTGGAGGATTTCTGGAATGAGCAAAACCAAGTTTAATATCTTTGAGTTTAAGCGTGGAAAAGAAAAAAGATCTCTAAAGGAGTGGATACAAGTTGGAGCAATATTGCACGGTTCTTTAGACTTAATTTCTTTAATTCCCGGAGTAGAAAAGAAAAAGGTTTTTAATTTAGTTGATATAGATAGAGTGGTTACTAAAGCAATCTCAGAGTACGAAAAGGATAATGTTTAAACTTTTTGAGATTAAGAGTGGGAAATTTACTGCTCTTCCAGATGTAAATCCAAAAAGCATTAAGGGATCAATTCTTGTTGTTGTTATTGTAGCAGTGGTTATTTTTCTATCTGGATGGTTAAAGATTGAGGAGAAGGAACTTTGGAAATTTTATAACTCCATTATACAGCATTTTGGATTAAAGCAAAACATTCCAGACATAAAAAACAATGAGAAAAAACTTGAAGCAGAGATAGAGTCTGAGGTTGATAGAGCAATTCGTGAATATGAGGCCTTGACAGGGGACTCAGATCCACCTAGAGTACCTTTGCCATGGTTCATAGAGAAGGCTCCAGATAAAGCTTTATGCTACTCTGAAGAGTGTAAAAAACTTGGAGGAGAAATGAGACTCTGTGCTCCATGGGTTGACGGGTGCTCAAAGGACTGATACAATAAGAAGGTTCCAAGGGCAGGTGTCCGAGTGGTTAATGGAGGTGGACTGTAAATCCACTGGCTCTGCCTACGGGGGTTCAAATCCCTCCCTGCCCACCTTGGAGGATTGGCTGAGTGGCTTAAAGCAGCGGTTTGCTAAACCGCCGAAGGGGTTAACCCTTCCGTTGGTTCAAATCCAACATCCTCCGCCAGGGTCTGTAACTCAACGGTAGAGTAACGGGCTTTTAACCTGGAAGTTGTAGGTTCAAATCCCACCAGACCCATATGGGAGCATAGCTCAGCGGTAGAGCAACGTGCTGATAACGCGGAGGTCGATAGTTCAAATCTATCTGTTCCCATTGACAATCAAATCCATCACTGGTATGATTGTCTCATGAGCAACAAGCGTCCAAACCTTGTGTAAGTCTCGCCCCTCCCATGCCTCTCATAGAAGCACAAACAGGGAGGATTCTGTCTCAGTAGCTCAGATGGATAGAGCCACTGCCTTCTAAGCAGTTGGTCGGGGGTTCAAGTCCCTCCTGAGACGTTACCACTTGCGCTGGAAAGATAAACCAGAATGCCGTGGTAAGATAGAGGGTAAGCCTCTGTTATATCCTTATGAGGTATATTACGCTTACTCCATCAAGTCGTTGTGGCGGAATTGGTATACGCGCTGGGTTTAGGTTCCAGTGGATTAATCCATGAAGGTTCAAGTCCTTTCAACGACACTTGACAATCAAACCTAAATGGTTTATGATTGTCTCATAAGCGGGTATGGTGTAGCGGTAACACGTCATCCTTCCAAGTTGAAATCACCGGTTCGAACCCGGTTACCCGCTCTTGGTAGTCCCTAGCGATTAACTCCACTTGCATAAATATTCCAAAAAGAGTATAATGGAAAAATTGTTCAAACTCTTAAGTGATGCTCAGGCATCACTTTTTGTACTATTTCATAAAACTTGGGTTTATCATTGGAATGTTGTTGGAAAAGATTTTCAGCAACTTCATACTCTTTTTGGTAGTCAATATGAAACTATCTTTGAAGAGATTGATAGACTTTCAGAACATATGAGATACTTAAACGTAAAACCTTTAAGTTCTCTCTCAAGAATGCTTGAAGTAACACAAATTCAAGAAGCGGTAAGTTCGACAGGAGCAAAAGAAATGCTTCAAGAACTACTTGAAAATAATGAAAAGTTTTGTGAATTGATGGGAGAAATTTCGGAAGAAGCAGAAGAGCAAAAGTCATACGCTACTGCAAATCTGGTTCAAGACCTAATGGAATCTCATGGTAAATTTATCTGGCAATTAAGAGCACACCTACAGTGAATAGGATGAACAACAATGTTATCAATAAGATGCAAAGACTGTAATAAAGAACTCATAGGACACCCAACAAAAACAGTAACCTGCGGTTGTCCGAATATGGCAACAATTCGTGGAGATAAGATTTCTGCACTTGACTTATCTCGCATTGTTATGTTAAACTCTTTAAAAGAAAATCAAAAAACAAATGCATTATCCTCCCAAGATATTGCTTGGCAGGAAGCACGTCGTCAGCGTAAAGTTAGACGACTTGATTTTGAAGTCCGCTGAGGACTTATTTTGGAAGTGTGGCCGAGTGGTTGAAGGCACTTGTCTTGAAAACAAGCAACGTGAAAGCGTTCGTGGGTTCGAATCCTACCACTTCCGTTACAAATTTAACAATTTCTTCAAAAGTGTTATGTAATGAACACAAACTTGACTCTTTTATGGAAAGGACTAATATAACTATTAGTATTCAATTTAAAACATATGGATCAGCACACCTATAATAACTGGGTGAAGATCAAAGAGACTTTTGAAGTCTCTGGTAATATGGATAATATGTTTTATAAAAGAGCAGTTGAAATAGTTAAAACCAGAAAAGATCCTCTTGCAAAGTTTCTTGGAGATGAAAAATGACACCTGAAGAAGTCCAGTCAATGATTGATGAGTCGGTTGCAAAGGCTATTGACAAGCATAATAAAACTGCTACAATAATCT